TTAGAAGGTAGAGTTAATTGGATAGATGATACTAAAACATTAGCTATTGATACAGAACTTAATGGTTTCTCTATTGAAGTAGGTCATCAAAATGTTATTAGAGTAAGAAACCAAACTGGTACTACCATATCAAGAGGTAGAGTAGTTTATATAAGCGGTTCCTCAGGTAACAGACCACTTATCTATACTTCAAGTTTTGAAATAGACCCAACATCAGCAGGTACTGTAGGTTTAGTAGCAGCTGATATAGGTGATAATAATAATGGTTATGTTATATCCAATGGTTTAATTAGAGATATTAATACAACAGCTTATACTGCAGGTGCAGTTTTATACCTATCCTCAAGCGGTCAATTATCAACAACAGCACCTGTAGCACCTCTACATGCTGTTAGGATGGGTAAAGTTATAACATCCAACGTGTCTGGTATAATCCATGTAGATGTTGATAACGGTTACGAAATCGGTGAGTTACATGATGTAGTTGATAATACAACAAGTACAACATATGGTTCGCTATTAGTTAAATCAGGTAGTGTATGGAAAGATGGTTATCAACTAACTGGTTCATATGGTTTAACTGGTAGTTTAAACGCTACATCATTTACAGGTTCTTTATTTGGCACATCTAGTTGGGCTACCAATGCTGCAAGTGCTTCATTTGCTTCTACTGCTTCAAACATATCCCCAGCTATATCAAATGATAGTGATACTAGAATTACAACAGCTAATGGTAATGGAACATTAAATGCTGAATCACTCCTAACATTTGATGGTACTAAATTAAGTATACTCTATCAATCTGGGGATGAAGGTGGAGAAATACTATTAAATAAACCAGTTACTAATACATCTCTTACTGGTAGTGGTATTACAATTGATTCTTACCAAAATAAAATTCGATTTTTTGAACAAGGTGGGGCAGCAAGAGGAGCATATATTGATTTGACAGCATGTACTGGAGGTGCAGGTACAAACTTATTAACCGGAGGAGGCGGAGTTACAATTAATAATAATGTTGATAATTACCTAATTACTGCTACAGGTACTGCTAATACATTAAATGGTGAATCTAGATTAACTTATGATCAATCCTCACTTTTTGTTAGTGGTAATATTATAATAGATGAAGGATTTGGTACTATAACTTTATCTGATAATATATCATATTTTAACAGTATAGAAGTTAATGCTAGTTCAATATTTTATGATACAGTAACTGTTGGTTCTAAATTATCTGCTCAAGCCGAATTAGATGCTACTTTAATTAATGTCCATAATTTAGACGGGCTTTCCCCAGTGACTGGAGATTATGGTATAGGAAGTAGAATAGCATATAATTGGGGCAAAACCGGAGGTCCTGCTCTAACTGCAGGTAGAGTAGTTTATTTAAATACCGCCACTCAATGGGCCGATACTCAAGCTAACGCTACTGGAAGTAGTATTGGTGTTTTAGGAGTGATTAACTCAACCCCTAGCTCGGCTTCAGTAATACTAACAGGAGTTGTTAAAGTATCTTCTTCCCTTTCAAGTGCGACTATAGGAAGACCAGTTTATTTAAGCCCTACTGTAGCAGGGGGAGTAACAGCCACTGTACCCTCTTCCTCAGGTCAAATAGCAAGAGTTATAGGATATGTAATAGCACCCAGTGATAATTTAGTTTATTTTAACCCATCCCCAACTTGGATAGTACTATAAAAAACATAAAGTTATGCCTTCATATATAAACGGAGTAGATGCCTCATTAATAACAGGCTTAGGGCAAATAGGAGTTACCCCCTCCCCGGGTCCAACAATTTATCCTTCAGGAGGATTAGTTGTTAATTCAGGTGATTTAAGACCTGATTTAGCTATTAGAAGTGGTATAGTCCCAGCTACAGGTTCAAATTATTTTTATAGTAGACCTGGGAGAATGGATAGTGCTTCTTTAGGTACTAGTAATTGGACTAAAATAGTAAGTAATGATCAAGCAACTTTTTTCTTATCTTCTAGTGGAGAATTATATGCTATGGGAGGGGCTAACTCTTCTATATATACTGGCACTGGTAAAAGTGATACTTTAGCTAAGGTAACAACAGGTTCAAATTGGACAGATATAGCAGCTGGTCTTCAATTTGCTATTGGAATTTGTGATGGTAAATTATTTGGTATAGGAACTAATGGTAATGGACAATTTGGGAGAGGAAATACTACTAGTAATCTTTCTAATTTTGGTGTTATAAATGGTAATACATTTTGGACTAAAGTGTCAGCTGGGAATGGTTTTTCAATAGCTATGAGTGGTTCAGGAGGTTCAGGTTCTATATTTTCTGCAGGTTCTAATTCTTCTGGTAGAACAGGTCAAAATACAACTGTAGGTAATACCTTAACCTTTACTCAACCTGTGGGATTTACAGGAAGCATATTTACTGATATAAGTTGTGGAGAAGATTATTCTTTAGTTATTTCTGGTGGGAATATTTATGGCACAGGTGAGAATGGAGATTATACTTTAGGAAATGGTAATACAACAGATAGATCCACTTTTGGTTTAGTATCTGGTAGTGGTATCTTTACTAGAGTATTTGCTTTTACAGATTTTAGTAAAGCTATAGATACTAGTACTCGACATTATCATACTGGGAATGAGTCTAACACTAGAGGAGATGGTGATTCATTTACAGCTATTACCACTTGGACCAGATTAAATACTTCAGGTGAATTTACTTCAGGATGGCAAAATTTTTACTCTTATCATTTAGGTGGTACATCTTATGGGGTTATAGGTGTTAAAAGTAATAGACCATTCTTTATAGGAACAGCAGCTTCCTATACAGGTTATATGCCTAATACTACTTGGACTGATTATATAAATACTGCTACATCTACTTGGACTGCTTTTGTAAGTGCAAGTATTAATGTAAGTTGCAGTGCTGCTGCCTTTAGCCCAGGTTGGAATAATATTTTAGACCCGATATTATTTATAAACTTAACCCCAACATCATGATACACTTTGTTAAAATAAATACTGAAGAAGAATTATTAGAAAATTGGTTTGATCCTGCTGTTCCTCATATGTCAATGTGTTTTCAACAAACTAAACTAGATCAATGTATAAAAAAAGGTGATTATATTTATGCTAGTTATGAACCCTTAGAATTAACGGAAACTATGACTTGGGAAACTGTTAATGGTCCGGTTATAGTACCCCCAGGTATTTACTTTATCCACCCTAATTTTGAAGAATTTTAAAAAAATTTGGTTATATAAAATAATTTAATTATATTAAAAATGTTATGTCTATAGCTTTATCAATTAATTGTGAGGGGCTAGGTGATGTTATATCTTCTATACCTACTATTAGAAAAATATCTCAAGCTTATAACACACCTATAACTGTTTTTAGTTTATATCCTGAACTTTTTGAGAATCATCCTTGTGTAAGTAAAACCTTACATATAAATGACCCTAAAGAAGGATATGAGATATTAAATACTTTTTCCCATATAGCTGGAAAAGAACATAGTTTAGAAGGAAATGTTATTCAATTCAAACATTCCCATATTGATATTAGACAATATCATGCTCTTTCTTTAGGTTTTTCTTTACTACCTAAAGAAATGGAAACTGATCTTTATATTGAAGAAGATTGGGAAGTAGATTTTAAAGATTATATTATAATACATCCTACCCATACTTGGTCTTCTAGAACTTGGTCCCCTGAGAATTGGCAAAATTTAATTTATAAACTAAATCAACTTAATATTCCTGTTATAGCTATAGGTAAAAATACAGTTGAACATGGGTATGGAGAAGCCTATAATAAAAAAGTTATGGAAATTGATATTCCATATGGTTTAAATTTAATGAATCATCCTGAGAGTAGCTTTTCTAAGCTAAGAGGACTTTTTAAAAAAGCAAGATGTATTATAACTATGGATTCAGGTATACTTCACTTAGCAGGAACAACTGATATTCATATAATCCAATTAGGATCTTCTATTAATCCTAAATTAAGGGCTCCTTATAGAAAAGGATCTCAAAACTATAAATATAATTATATTAAAGGATCTTGTGATCTATACTGTGCTTCCAATCTTAGATATAACATAAAAGAACATAATTCTATACAAGGTATTCCACCCTTAGACAATTGTTTAGAAAATAAACCTACATTTGAATGTCATTCAAAAATAGAAGATGTTATCAATGTTGTAAAAAAATTACCTATGACTAAACAAAAATTAATGTATATAACTCCTCATTTATCAACAGGAGGAATGCCTCAATATGTTTTAAGACAAATAAAAGAATTTAAAGCTTTTTTTGATATATCTATTATAGAATATGAGTTATATTCTGATACTTATATAGTTCAAAGAGAACAAATTAAAAATTTAATACCCCCTGAAAACTTTTTTTCTTTAGGGAAAGGTACTAATAATAAACCTGAAGTGCTTGATATTATTCAGCAGATAAAACCTGATATTATCCATTTTCAAGAAGTCCCAGACAATTTTATACATGAAAGTATTCTAAAAAAATTATTTAATCTAAATAATAGACCATATTTTATAGTTACTACTCACTCTAGTTATACTAACCCTTCTAAGTTACAATTTATACCTGATAAGTTTGTTTTGGTATCTGAATGGAGTAAAGAAAGATTTTCTAAGTTAACAACCCCATGTGAGGTATGGGAATATCCTATTGATAATTTAACCCCAGAAAAAGAAAAATACCAAAAAGAATTAGGTTTAAACCCTAATTATAAACATATAATTAATGTTGGGCTTTTTACTCAAGGAAAAAATCAAGGTGAACTATTCCAATTAGCTAAAGAATTAGAAGAATATCCATTTTATTTTCATTTTATAGGTAATCAGGCTGAGAATTTTTATGATTATTGGGGTCCTTTAATGGAAAATAAACCTGATAATTGTATTATATGGGGAGAAAGAGATGATGTTTATAAATTTATCCAAGCTGCTGATTTATTCTTTTTTAGTTCTAAATTAGAATTAAATCCTTTAGTTATTAAAGAAGCTTTATCTTATAAACTGCCTATTTTTATGAGAAAATTAAATACTTATTTAGATTATTATGATAATAATTTTTTAGTTACTTATATAGACAATAACCTTGAAAAAACTAAACAACTTTTAATATCCCATTTAAAATGATCTATAATAATTTAGAAAAAACAGCTAAGTATTTAGAAAAAATTTTTTTTAATGTAAACTTTATAATGGGGGCTCAATTAGATATTGATGGCCCTTCTTCTAGTACTTATCAAGTTAAATTTTTTAATCATAAAACTAATGAGTTAGTTTATGAAACTTTTTTAAAGTCTGGGATGTGGTCTAAACCTTCTATTCAATATTACATTCAATGGAGAATAGAAGTATGGGAAAATAATGAATTAAAATTTGAACATATATTTAATTGTGAGAATAAAAAAATATATATTCATTTAAGTAGTAAAGCTTTAGGTGATACTATAGCTTGGTTTCCTTATATAGAAGAATTTAGAAAAGAACATAATTGTGAAATAATATGTTCAACTTTTTATAATGATTGGTTTATAGAAAAATATCCTGAGATTCAATTTATTAATCCTGGGGAGATGGTTTATGATATATATGCTATGTATGATATAGGTTGGTTTTATACTGAAGAGGGTGATATTGATTTAACTAAACATCCCAAAGATGTTAAATCATATCCTCTTCAAAAAACAGCTTCTGATATTTTAGGTTTACCTTATAAAGAAATTAAACCTAATTTAGATATAAAAATTTTAGAACCTTTTATAACTGAACCTTATGTTGTTATAGCACCACATGGTTCTAAACATGCAGCTTATTGGAATTACCCTGGGGGTTGGCAGGCTGTTATAGATTGGTTAAATAGTCAAGGATATAAAGTAGTTATGTTATCTAGAGAATCTTTAGGAGATACTTGGCATGATTCTAAATTAGGAGGAACTTTAACAGGAATAATAGATAAAACAGGAAATAATAGTTTCCAAGAAGTTTTTAATATTATCAACAATTCTGAACTACTAATAGGTTTGGGTAGTGGATTAACCTGGATAAGTTGGGCCTTAAACAAACCCACAATATTAATCTCAGGATTTAGTGATCCATACACAGAAATGCAAAATTGTATTCGCTTATCAGCTTCATCTAATGTTTGTGGAGGTTGTTTTAATACTCATAAGTTAGATGCTGGGGATTGGGATTGGTGCCCTCATCATAAAAATACAGAACGTCATTTTGAATGTTCTAAGTCTATAAAACCTGAGCAGATAATAAAATCTCTCAAAGAAGTTTTACATATTTATTAATATGGAACAAATTCAGTTATTGCAAGAAGAAATAGATCAACTTAAAAATCTTCAAAATTTTCAAACCCAATTAATTAATAACTTTGGTCAGGTTGAGTATCAAATCCAAATCTTAAATGACCAAAAAGAAGAATTAATAAAACAATTTAAAGAGTTTCAAAACCAAGAAAATGAATTAGGATTACAACTAACTCAAAAATATGGTGATGGAAGTATTGATCTAACTTCAGGTTTATTTACTAAATCTAACTAATTTCTTAAGTTTTTTTTTGATATTTATTATAAACCAATAATTGAAACAACATGGCAGAAGTATTATTATCACCTGGTGTATTTACTAAAGAAAATGACCAGTCTTTTATTCAACAACAACCAGTTCAAGCTGGGGCGGCTATTATAGGTCCAACAGTTAAAGGTCCTGTTGAAGAACCTACAGTTGTCACTTCTTATAGTGATTTTACAAATAAATTTGGTAGTGTATTTACTAGTGCTAGTAATACTTACACTTATTTTACGTCTATAGCAGCTTATAATTATTTTAATAATGGTGGAGATAGTTTATTAGTTACTCGTGTTGTTAGTGGAGCTTTTACCTCTGCTACAAGCACAGCTATAAGCTCAAGTGATCAACCAAGTTCACAACCCGCTTTTGTTCTAAAAACAATTGCTAAAGGATCTAATCAAAATAGTATTTCACCACAAGATAGTGATGGAGCCCTAGCTAGTGGTTCCTCAGATAACTTAAGATGGGAAATTTCTCAAGCTGATTCTAATATAGGAACTTTTACTCTTTTAATTAGAAGAGGAGATGATATAACTGACGAAAAAGTAGTTTTAGAAACTTGGGCTAATTTATCACTAGATCCTTACGCTCCTAATTATATATCTAAAGTTATTGGAGATCAAGTTAAAACTAAAGTTACAGATAGTGCTGGTAATGTTTATCTTCAATATTCTGGATCTTATCCAAATCAAAGTAGATACATTTATATATCTTCTGTAAAGAATGCTACACCTAATTATTTTGATAATAGTGGTAATCCTAAAACTCAATTTACAGGTTCACTACCTTCTACAGGCAGTGGTTCTTTTGAAAATGCTACTGGAGAATTATTTGGAGCTGGGGCTAGATTTTATGAAACAATAGCAGCTACTACTAATATTCAAGGATTAGATGCTTATGTATATACTGCTTCCTTAGATATATTATCAAATAAGGATGAATATCAGTTTAATACCTTAGTAATGCCTGGGGTGATTAGTGATCTTGGGGGCACATCAGCTACAACTATCAATAAAGCCCTAACTATGGCTATTGAAAGAGGTGATTTCTTAACAGTTATAGATATGGAAACTTATGGAGCTACAGTTGCTAATGTAACATCTGAAGCCCAAACCTATAACAATAGTTATACCGCTACATATTGGCCTTGGTGCCAGGTGGCTGACCCTGATACTGGACAATTGGTATGGGTCCCTGCTTCAACATTAATCCCAGCTGTTTATGCTTTTAATGACAGAAATGCTGAGGCTTGGTTTGCCCCTGCTGGTTTAAATAGAGGAAGTTTACCAACAGTAATCAGAACTGAAAGAACCTTAACTAAATCAGATAGAGACACTTTATATTCTAGTAATGTTAATCCTATAGCTACTTTCCCTAATAGTGGTGTTGTAGTTTTTGGACAAAAAACATTACAAAAGAAAGCAAGTGCTCTTGATCGGGTCAATGTTAGAAGATTATTAATTGAGTTAAAAAATTATATAGGGCAGTTAGCTCAAAATTTAGTCTTTGAACAAAACACTACAGCTACAAGAAATGCCTTCTTATCTCAAGTTAATCCATATCTTGAAAGTATTCAACAAAGACAAGGTCTTTACGCCTTTAGAGTAATTATGGATGATAGTAACAACACACCTGATGTTATAGATAGAAATCAATTAGTAGGTCAAATATTCCTACAACCAACAAGAACAGCTGAGTTTATAGTACTTGATTTCAATGTTCTTCCAACAGGAGCTGAGTTTCCATCTTAATTAATAAAAATTTGAATTTATAATATTTATAATAAAATACAAAAATGGCAGTATTAGATCCAAACGAAATATTTTTTACAGCTTTTGAACCTAAAGTTAAAAATAGGTTTATCCTGTATGTTGATGGCATACCTTCTTATCTAATAAAAGGAGTAGGAGCTGTAACTGTAGAAATGGGAGAAATTAAATTAAATCATATTAATGTCTACCGTAAAATAAAAGGAAAGGCTAACTGGTCTGATCTTAGCATGACATTATATGACCCAATTACTCCTTCAGGAGCTCAGTCTGTGATGGAGTGGGTTAGATTACATCATGAATCTGTAACAGGTAGAGATGGTTATTCTGATTTTTATAAAAAAGATTTAACTATCAATGTTTTAGGTCCGGTTGGAGATATTATTAGTGAGTGGGTTATT